ATTATACCCTAAAAGCTTCTCTTGTATAGCCTGTGCGGGGTTCTTTTCAGCATCATTAACAGCAGTCTCCAAATCCTGCAAAATCTCTTGTATATCGCCTACGGTTTGAACCTGATATTGAGAAGATTCAAAACATGCTTGAAGAGCCATAGCTATAGAAAAGAAAGCATCTCCATGTCCCATGGGAGTTTCGGGAGCTTTGAGTTCATTGTTTACCGACAATATCTGAGAAGTCTGTCTTTCGTCTGCTAATAGTTTAGTATTCCCTTCATGAACATAAGTTTCAAATATCTGTGCCATAGTCATTTTACTTTTTGCTGTGAAATGCATAGGCCACCATTTCGTATCTAATCCCCTATCCTCTAATTCACCTCTCGTATTATCTATATATCCTTTAGTAAGATTGAAATTTTGAGCAACGTCATTTAGAAACTCTATTTGTGCTGTGTAATCCCACCCATCTAACCATGTCTGATGGATTTGTTCTATCCTGTCGCCACGCTTCCTAAAGATAACTAGATGTGAGGGGTGCCTCTTTTTCCCTACATCGAAGCCAGCATAAATACCATCTGTCTCCTCGAACTCATGCTTATGGTTAGCTGGGTAACTCCTTAGATTGTAATCTAATACTTTAGCTATATCTTCCTCAGAGAAGTAAGATTCCTGACTCAAGAAAGGTTTTAGTAAGAACTCTGACGCAAAAGATTTAGGTTTAGCTTTCTGTTGCTCCAGTAACCAATCCTCACTATACAGTTCGGGCATCAATACTCGTCTCCCCGGTACAGGATCAAATGCAGGGAGCTTTCTATATTTGAATCGAGTATCTGTTTCAAGCTTTGCCAAGATATCTCCGGGTAGCATAGGAGTACCCATCACTACAACTGGTACCCCTTGGTTAGGTATGAACATAGATTCAGTCATGAAATGTTCTTCAATCTTATTTATCTGTGATAAATTCAGCGGGTTCTCAGGGTCTTTTAGAATGTCATCTGCTATCAAGGCTCCGTTGACGTGCATACCTCGTTTGAAGGAGAACAACCCACCATGTTCTATCTCTAACGAGTGCCCATTGTTACTTTTATACCGGAATGTGTAATCTGCTTTTGGGGCCTCATTCCTTATCCACTTTTTGATGTGCGGATTCCTAGCAACTTCTTTGTTTATTTCACTCATATGATATTTAGCCATGGTATCACTGTAAGATAAATACAATATACGGGTATCAGTCTTAGCTTTTAATAACGTCCAGATAGCAAATGCGTGTCCTAGAATAGTGCTTTTAAAGTGGGCACGGGGTAATACAGCGGTGTAGTTAGCTCCTTCGGTTATAGTTTCTTCTAGTTCATTACAAAGAAACTCTACGTGCCAAGCTTTAAATAGTTCAGGACGTTCAAAGCTGTCAGCCCATATGTCACGGACAAATTCCCAGAATGTACCTATAGCAACCTTGTCACTATTTTTTATTCCTGTGGATAGGAGTCCGAATGCTTCTTTAAGAGTTACTACTTCTTGCGGCATTCTGCTCCTCTGTAGATACTAATAGTTTTAATTTACCAGCAATACTAGCTAAGAGATCACCATCATCAATCTCATTAACTAGCACCCTCATAACTTCCTGAACAAACTGTAGGTTGATTAGCCCTTCTAAGACCCTTCGCTCTCCCTGTATACCGACATCCGCAGCTTTTACCGCATCTAAAGCTCTGGTAAAGTTTAGATTACCTAATTCATTAAAAGCTTTTTCTCTAATATCTGTATAAATTCTTAGCTGTTCATCTTGTAACTGGAAGGCTTTAGTAGATTCACTCTGTACTATCTTATCATCAGCTTGTGTAGCAACTTCAGTACGCTTAGTATCCCAATCGTATTTTCTAGCCCACGCATAGATAGTAGGGGGCTTCACACTAATATTGTAGTTGACAGTTAGATGTTCGGCAATTTCCCTAGCACTCATACTATTAGCTACATATAATTCCATACCTTTTAGGCGTATTGCAGCCGGTATATTTTTAGGCATTAATGTAATCCTGTGGCTTCCGTACCATGCTCTGCACTTTGTGAATCAATGTTTCCTCCGTAAGGGCTTCCATCAGATTGTAACAGCTTACTGAAATCCATGTACCCTGTTTTATTGGTGGCAGCGTTGAAGCAAGCCGGTACTTTAAATTTAGCTCCATTAGAGAAGAATTCTTTGTATTGTATACCGATCTCATCTCTGGTACACACACCCTGCCAAACATTCTCTTTTTCAATAAGGGGTTTATAACTACTGTTTTTTCGTAAGCTTCCTGTGGTTCTTTGAGTGTCGTCAAATTGTTTGTTGTGAGCGCAAGCGTAGTATTTACACCAAATAACCACACCCTGTTGCTCTTTTAAATCTTCTAAGGTAGTTCCTTCTGGGAACTTATCTTCGTACACCACAGGCTTTTCTTTCTTAGACCAATCCTTAGACATATACATCTTAAACTTATCTACCATCTCTTTTCCTCCATAGGGCTATACAAGCAGCGTCAGCGTAATCCTGTTCGGGGAATACATCTCCCCACTTAGATACAGCGAATGCCATTATATCACTTTTCTTAGCATTACCTTTACCCACAATTATTTTTTTCCACACTTTATTATCCACAGAAGCAAATGGAGTACCTGACCTATGTAATTGTAGTTTTACTCCCGCTACTACCGACGCAATAGCTATCGTGGCTTTCGCATTTTGGATGTATATAGCGGACTCTATCGCTGCTGTGCTTATATCTATTATACCCGTGTAAGCTTCAAACCTGTCAAGTATCTCATAAAACCTAGTTTCATAATTCTTATCTGTACTCTCGAACTTCTCCATAAGCAGTATGTTTTCTTCGGAATCCAGAAGTGTTAGGTGTATGGCTTTTGACGAGCAATCGAACCCTGCTATCATTCTGAATCCTTATACGCTTGAGTTCTGAGGGATACTATCCTAGAGACTGTTGCAAATGCAGAAGTATATAGTTTTAGCTGCCCCAGTAACCTAGTATACAAAGTCGTGACATCTATTACATCCCGCCTCAATTTAGCTAGTGACTCTCTGGATAGCATGATCTCCCCACGCAACTGCTCTTTGGTAGGTTTACGCTCGCCCCTTCCTATATGCTCTTCTGCGACTTGATACATAGCCACATTATACCCCTCATCGAACTGGGCTTCCATAGCTCCTTTTCTAGCTTCTATATCCGCAACATGTTGTTCTAGTAAACTTTTATATCCCCCATAAACAACTAGATATTCTTCTAGTTTAGTTACTGATGCGTGTATTACATCTGAGAATTTGAGGTCTGCATCTGGTGTATCTAATGACATCCCAAACGTGGGAATACTTAGACCCCCTATATAATTCTCTGCACCATCTGTAGCATTCGTATAGTTCCAACGTTTTTTCATACTTCCACCTTCTTACAACCACACCAACGGTTACCGGTACATTTCTCCGGAGCTTCAGTCATTGCCATTACTAAGTTGCATCTTTCCACTACACTATCCCAAAGGAGTTCATCTTTGTCTAACCTAAAGCATTTCCAGTCCTGTGTGTTTTTATTCTCATACAAGATGTAACCATGCTTATAGTTACCCATGTTTAGATATAGTTGAAGTTGCATTAGGTGTTCTGGTTTCGGCCCCCGCAACTTTTTATACTCTTCCTGCTTGATAGTTTTTAACTCTACCGGCACAGGATTGTCGGGATATACTATGAAGTCTATTCTTCCTGAGATAGGGGGTTCTTCAGTTTTAATGGGAAGTTCTCTAGACACCAGAATTTTCACCTTGTCCAAATACTTCTCGAATCTTTCTTCAAACGCCCCACCCACATCGAAAATCCGTTGTATTCTAGGGGGTATATCACTCCACAGCAACATGCCATTATATGCCATGTACATATATCGGTCACATTTATTACCTAATGTAGACGGGTAGAATACACCCGCTCTTGGGGGAGAGTTCTTCCGTTCTAGACCCTCTTGTATCAAGGATGTTAACCCTAGATCAACTCTAACATCAGGAGCTTTTATACTATTTGATTTTGATATCTGTTTAATTCCTGCCATAGTCTTTCCTTTATGTCCTGTAAAGTTTTCTCCCTCAGGTGCCACACTTCTGCAACGCCCATATCCTTCAAATCCTGATCTCTTCGTGCATCTCTCTTAGACAGGTGACCGAAAGGCCCATCTGCCTCTACCACCACATCTAGCTCTGTAAGAAGGAAATCTACATCATACTTACCGAATTTAGCTTGGGCAAGATATCGTAGCCCTAATTCCTCGATACATCGCTCTATAAGTTTTTCTTGCTTAGTCCCGTTTCTGTATGGCACTAACTAATTTCTCCATGCTATCGGGGTTTGCTGCGGCTACTAACCTAAGATTATCGAAACCTTGTATAGTCTCGTCGCCAAAGAAGTCACTTGTATACCACGCCCCACTCTTAGTTATAAGTCCTAAGTCCAACGCCTCTCTAAGGTATGTCTCAGTTACATCTATCCCACCCTCAACACGGAAAGGTATCTCTACCTGTTCCCACCTAGTACCGCCGAACTTATCTTTCTGTAAAGATGTAATAATGTTGAAGCCTAGTCGTTTATTCTTATTATCTTTGATATACTCGCCTCTACGTGTCTCTAACACACCGTGAGCAAAGAACTGCTGTCCTTTTCCTCCCGGCATGGTCTCTATCGCCGCTACAGGCCCCATAGACCCCCTCACTTGGTTTATAACGACGAGCGCAGAACCGTTTCGTAACAGTGGGAGAAGTCTAATCAATGCTTGGTTCCAAGACCTTGATTGCCATGCCATAGGGCTATAACTAAACATATCTTTCTGTTTCAGTATCTCATTAGGGATAAGTCCTGCAACACTGTCCAAGACTACGATATCGACACCCTTCTCCATACCCGCAGCCATAGTGTTGTAAGCATCTTCTGCATTCTCAGGTACTTTAAGAAGTACCTTGTTGGTGTCTAAGCCACATTGAGTCATCCACTCGCTATCCCAAGACTGTTCGGTGTCTACCCAAAGCACTGTACCGTTTTCTTTCTGCACAGTTTCACAGAGTTTGGTACACAGGTATGATTTACCCGACGACCACCCACCGTAAATTAGTGTGAAACGTTTCTTAGGTATCCCTCCGTTTGTTATTTTGTCTAGTTGGGGTATACCGAATGAAATACGATCATAGTCTAAAGCCTCATCGTTACCTGTGGATAAACCTAAATTTTTATCTTGTAGTAGTGTCTCGAATAAATCCCCTGCGTTATTCTTCATCTAATGCAACTCCCGGTTTTACATGGTTTCTATTTAGATACGCCTCAGCCCAAGCAAAAGCTACCGCAGCACATTGAACAACTTCTTCGAACATCCCCGCACTGCGTTTCTCGTACACTTCCCTAGCAACCTCTCCTACTTCCTCAGTTAGAATAACCGTCCAATGCTCATCTGAGTTATCGGTCTGGTCACCCCACATGCTGTCTTGTCGTTCTCGTTCTGCTAACACCGCTTCTAATACTTTCATACGTGTAATTTCTGTATCCACTAAAACCGTCCCCCTAATCTATTGACCCTTCGTGCGGGTATTTAATCTTCTGGAGTTCTTTATCCGCTAACATAAAGAGTTTTACAAAAGCTTTTCCTAAAGCTACTTTCGACTCATCTAGTTGCTTATCTACATCATCCTCAGTGTCTATATCGTGTATACCTAAAACAACTTTTGCGTTGTTGTAGTCACCTAAATTTACTGTGAATGACAATTCTTGCGAAACCTTTGGCATTACTAACTCCAATCTATATATTCTTTAACTGTAATCGGTACAGGTGCAGGTGCGTTTGCGTATACCACAGCACCTTCCTGTACTTGGAAGTCATGTTTGGTAGCCCACGAAGGCTCACATAATTCCATATCTACCATAAGGGGTATACCTAAACTATTCTCTTGTAGTATATCACGAATCTGAGGTATCAGCAATACATCATCCTTGTGTATTTCGCATATTATTTCATCGTGGACTTGTAATAACATCTTACTGTTAGTGCCAGTTAGAAACTTATCTACCTCTATCATACGCTCACTTAGAAGATCGGCACTAGTTCCTTGAATCAGGTAATTTACAGCCCTGTACCCTTTATCCCTATCTACTTTGTATATTCGATCATACTTACTCTTGACCCAGCCCCTCTGCTCAACCATACGAACCACAGAGTCAAAGAACTTTTTAGACCCCGTGATATTTTTAAAGTATTCGGCTTTATATCTACCCGCCTCTTTGGGGCTGGTGTTTAACTGACCCGCAAGTTTATCCTTACCGATACCATAGATAACCCCAAAAGTTATGGTTTTAGCTAACTGTCGATAGAACTTATATTCCGGATGATCTTTATCGACTTTGAACGCTATCTTCGCAGCCTCTCCGTGGAAGTCCACATCCCCGTGTTTCATAAGCTCAAGCATATCTGGATTACCTATGTAGTTCATAAACATTCGAACTTCCATCTGCGAGTAGTCATACGAGACTAGGTAATGATCTGGTCTTGGTTTGAACATTCTCCTGATAGCTAATTGCTTATCATTGGTTTCATCTAATGATTCGTCCCCTACAAACCCCCACACCTCTAGTACATCCTTACGTAAACTTTTAGCAGACACAGATACATTCTGACCTTTAGCTGCAATGATAGCATCAACCCTACCTTGAATTTCTGCTATCTCAGCCTCAGTATTAAACTCTACATTATGTAGTTTGAAATGGTTTCTAGGGATGTTCTGGAGATTGGGTTCTCTGGACGACAAGCGACCTGTAACTGTCCCCCAATTAGCATAGGTTGTATGCATTGTGTTAGTTCCCCTATAAGGTTCAATATAAGTTGAGACTAGTTTAGTTAGGGTTCTGTACTGCCTAATCCACCCTGCTAATGGGTGGTTTATCTGTACCAACGCCCCCTCACTCCATGAGTCGTTACCTTTAAGGGTCTTCTGCGGAGATCGGATTCCTAGCTTAGTAAAGGCTCCCCCCACCTGACTAGGACTTGATACATTAAACTGATCTCCTGAAATTTGATATATGTTTTGAAGTACTTCCTCACTACGCTCAGTTAGTTTATGCAACGAACTTTCTACGTAATCATTATCTATGGCTACGCCAACACATTCCATATTATACAGTACCTTCGTAAGGTCTTTTTCTAGCTCCCAAACTTTCGCTTGCCCACTACGCAGAATTTTATCTTTTGAGTCCTCATACAGCCGTAACGTTCCTTCTACATCCTTTTCACAATACGGGCCTAGTATATCAGGAGGACACAAAGAAAAGTCCTTTGTCCATTTATTTTTACGCAAGAGTTGCTTGGTCTCTATGTCATAAGCCCCTGCATCAGGCCCATATCTACGTATGAGTGTGTCTGTGAGGTTTAGAGCATTTACATTAGTACTTTCTGTGAGACGCACCATAACAATAACATCAATCAAATCTTTGTTGTTTACTACTAAACCATCCTTCTCTAGGAACTTCAGGTCAAACTTCAGATTGTAACCAACTATAGTTTTACACTTATTCATCACTTCCATTAGTTTAGTAAATCGTGAAATATCTAAGTTACTATTAGGTGTTTGGTGTCGGAATGGGAAGTAGAAAAGACCACTACTCAAGTTTGAATAGGTGCTTTTCACTCCCACCCCGACACCACACAACTGATTCCCTTTTAGGGCTTGTAACCCGTTAGTTTCACAATCTACTACCCATTCATCGTGTTGGGCTAGAAATTTAATAGCGTGTGAGAACTGTGATTCAGTAGTAACTATCACTAGAAAGGCAGGTCGTCGTCCGAAGCAGCATCAACACTTATAGCAGTGTCCGGTACCGTTACTTCGTTAGAAGCAGATTCTTTTGCTGCTCCATACCGCTCATTCATGTATTCCAAAACTGGAACTAGCTCATCTACCTCTGCAAGCTTCTCGCTAGGGATATCTAATTCCCTAGGACTTACTACCACAGTGTACGAAGTATCCTGCATCCCTGAACCGGTGCGCCGAACTCGAACCACACCCTTATTGAGAGCACCCCAATCGTTGTACACATCTACAAGCTGGTTCCAGATGTAATTACTCCGACCAAAAGCTAGCGGTACGATCTTGAAATCGTCTACGTTCTCTCTGTACAGCTTACGACCGGATGGGCCTTCTACAGGCTCCCATGTGTCTACCCTACGTTCGGTGTGTAGAACATCGTGTACAAACGCCCAAACCCCAAATCTGTGGGAAGGTCGGGTTCCTTCTGGAACTGCTGCTAGTGGGCCATTTGCGCCACCAAGAACACTAGTCCATCGACCCTCATCATTGAATGTGTACATCCAGTAATCTGCGAGTTTGGGGTCATCTTCATCACCTGTCGCTACTATAGACATGAAAGCCTGATCACCGTCTTTAAACCACAGTTCTTTCCGTAGTTCTGCCGATGTTTCCGACGCTGTACGCCTATCTATTCTGCTCTGTATTCCACTAATACCTACCATGGATTTCTCCTTTATTTACCAATAATTTCTATCTTTTAGAACTGTATCTAGTATATCAGACTTTCGTATGTCTTGCACATCTTTATACGGCTCTGGAATCCTTACATAGGAAACCCTAACACCTTCACCTAAGACAGTCAAGGCTTTATCTAAACCAATTTGACCAGCTTCATCATTATCAAAACATAGTACTACCTCTCCTACTGAGAACTCCTGAAGTAATTCTGCTTGTGCTTTCGACATATACGCACCGAGTAACGCTACAGCAGGATACCCTGCCTGATCTAACCACATAGCATCTAGTGGGCCTTCTGTTACATATATAAGTGGGGCTTCGTTTACTAGGTGCCCACCAAAAAGTAACTTAGACTTCCTCAGTGAGTGGTTATATAGGTATTTAGGAAACCCCTGCTTTCTTCTCACTGCCCACCCAACAATTCGGGCGAACTCATCCCGTACAGGGAAAGCTAACCCATTCTGTCCGGTTATACCACATTCCCAACGTTTCAAAGTTTTGATTGTGAACTGCCTATCAAAAATCCAATCGGGCACAAATTTGGTATTGTATGGAAAATCTACTTCCGGAAGTGTGGTTAGTTCGGGCTGCTCATCATCGAAGAATGAGGTATCTATAACAACCTCATGATCTCCTATGAAACTATCTACTTGTTTACCTGATAGACTCAGATACCTTCGCAGAAACGATTTGAGACCTCCCTGACCACACCCCCGAAAGCAAATCCATACACCTTCTTCTGTGTTGATTGAACACGAGTCATGTTGGTCAGCGTGAAAAGGACACCTGATGGTGAACTGTTCTACCCCTACTGGGGTATTCAACCCTGCCTTTAGCAGGACTTCTGACCAATCAACCATTACTTACGTGCCGCCTTTCGATCTAGCTTATTAGCTCTAACAAAAAGCACCACTTCATTCTCGTAACCGTTAGAATCACTAACTCGTCCCCGGCGAATATCAGCTACCGTAATCGGTACAGACGGTTTCCCCGGCCCCTTGCTCTTAGCGGTTTTCACGATAACACTGTTCTCATCTTGCTTCAACCATGCGAATAATTGCATTTCTTTCCTCCTAGAAAACGTCATCTATTTCCTTTATTTCACCTTCATCAACATTCCATAAAAAGGTACACATATCGACCGGCAAATCTCCATCCCTATACTTCTGAAACTGTATTGATCTGAGATTATCAGAGTCCTCTACCATGCACATAGAAAGTGCAATGTCAGAAGCACGGATGAGAGCATCACCAAATGCTACTTGATCGGCACGGGGAGGCGCAAACATATTTGCCGCATCCCTCGTAGCCTGTGTTGATACCATAATAGTTGTGTCTTGGGCTAAAGCCAAGTTTTTAAGTCCATAGAATAAGCCATGGTTCTGTTCCCATGCGGCTGAATTCTTCATGGCGGTAGATACCAGATACACACCGTCAATAACAGTGATATCT